TAGGTGAATGTGATTGTGGCGAAGATATGATCTTTGCTGCAAATGAGGCCATGTTGTATTGCAAGGGGTGTGGTAATATCGAGTTCATGTTGATTGATACGGATAGACCTTCTTATAAGGACCCTCCACGCGAATCCTCATATTATGCTTATAAGAGAATTAATCACTTCAAGGAGCTTCTTGCGCAGTTTCAGGCCAAGGAAACAACTGAAATTCCTCAAGATATTTTTGATACAATTGTTGCCGAACTCAAGAAGCAGCGCATTGATGATACACGGACGTTGAAGCCAGCGAAGATGCGTGAGATTCTAAGAAAACTCAAGTTGAATCGCAAGTATGATCATATACCACATATTATTAATCGCTTGAATGGCACAAATGCGCAGATTATGACGCGTGAAACTGAGGAGAAGTTGCTTCACATGTTCAAGGAAATCCAGCCGTCTTTCCAGACACATTGCCCCAAGAATCGCCGCAATTTCTTGTCATATTCATATGTTCTTTATAAGTTTTGCGAGCTGCTTGAGTTCGATGATTTTTTGAAGAGCTTTCCCTTGCTAAAGAATCGCGATAAGCTTTATTTACAGGATAAGATCTGGGCGTTAATTTGTCAGGATCAATCTTGGGAATTCATCCGTAGTATTTGATATCATTAATATATCATGATTATTATTTTTAAAGATATTTTATCATATATTATTTTTAAAAATAGGAACATTTAAAGATTTCCCGAACACACTAGTATAGAACAAAATGACCAAGTATGAAAGTGGGAAAGTCTATAGGATAGTTAATTCAGAAGGATATTATTATATTGGTTCTACAACTACTGAACTAAGATTTAGATTATGTAAATTTAAAAAAGATTATATAAATTTAAAAAATATAAATATATTTAAATATTTCAAAGATTGTTCAGACATTAAGATAGAATGCCTAGAAGAATTTTCATGTTCTTCTAAAAAAGAATTAAATGAAAGAGAAGAATATTATATTAATTGTGTATTATCTGATGATTATTGTATAAATAAACAAGACATTGATGATATTGAAAATAAAAGAAAAGAAGATTTAGAGGATGAATCTGAAAATAATCAAAAAAACAATGGGCAAATATATAGAATTTATGATTCAAATGGCTATTTCTATTTTGGTTCTACTATAAATAGATTAGATAAAAGACTAATAGAACACAAAATATGTGCGCAGAACCATCCTGAAAGAAAAATATATAAGTATTTCAATTCGACAAACTGGGAAAATGTGAATATTGAACCCATAGAAGAAGTAGAATATAATTCAATTGTTAAATTACATAAAAGAGAGAATTTTTATATTAATAAATTACTTTCAAGTAAATATTGTTTAAATGAAATACGATCATATTTATCAAAAGAAGATCGTTATCAACAAATTGCAGATTATCGCGATAATCATAAGGATGAAAAGAAGAATTATCGCAGCGAACATATGGAAGAACATCGTGCCTACAACAAAAACTACGTAGTAAATCACAAAGAAATTGTCTTACAAAAACAAAAAGAATATAGAGATACCCATAAAGAAGAACTCAAAGAGTATTTCAAAAAATACACCCAAGAACATAAAGAAGAAAAGAAAGAATACAAGAAAAAATATACGGCTGAAAATAAAGATCTTCTTGCAAAGAAATCAAAAGAATTCAGAGAAAAGAACAAGGATAAAATTGCAGAAAAGGGCAAGAAATATTTTCAAGAAAACAGAGATGAACTTATAAAGAAAATGAAAGAATATCGTGAAAGGGATCCTGAGAAAACAAAGGCACGTCATGCAAAGTATCTTGAAAATAGAAAGCAAAAACTCAAAGAAATAGGTACAATATCACATCAATGTGAGTGTGGAGGAAAATATATAGATAAACACAAAGACAAACACACAACCTCCAAAAAACACGCGCGTTTTTTAGAGACCCCATGTAGAAACTAAATGGCTAAGTCTCGCAAGGTCTCCCGCAAGTCTAGCAGAAAGAGCACAAGAAAGAGTGGTTCCGACTGGAACAAGAAGGTTATGGCTGTCTACAAGGAGCTCAAGGCCAAGAATAAGAATACACGCCTTGGTGACGCCATGAGAGAGGCGTCTGCTCGCAAGAAGCGCGGCCAGCTCTAAGTGCTTAAAAACCTATAAATAATATGTTCAGAATGGACAATGATATATGCTTACATTGTAATCATACTATCAATGAAACTGATAAGAAAATGGAAATGCCCTGTTGTGAGACAGTCTATCACACAACTTGTGCAAAAAATATGATAAATGTGGCTGTTGTAAATAATTACAATAATATAATATGTTCTTGTGGTGAATTATTTATAAGTTTGAGTAATTGGGGATATACAAATAACACATCCCCTACAAACACAGTAATTTCAGATGAGGCGCGAGTAAAGATAGAAGATTTTAAGAAAACTCTTGTTCAATTCAGAAAAAATAGAACTATATTTAATAAAAAGTTAAAAGAGGAATCAACTTCTTTTAAAGAAGATGTTGAGCCCTTGCTAGAACAAATTAAGGAACGTAGAAAAACTGCCTTAGAAATATTGAAAAATTCGGATGCATATAAGGCAATTTCGTCCGTATCACGAAATATTAGAAGTAAGGTAACAAGATTCAAGAATATCTTTGAATTTGATCGCCAAACAATGATACATGAATTATATGGAGGACATACAAGCTTGTATTATGATTTGAGATATTCATATCCATTGTCAAGTGTACGCCGATCATTCAGATTAACACTGAATCGCATATAAAATTTATGACCAGCATCTTCTTGACTTTTTAGATTTCTTGGATTTCTTAGACTTCTTAGATTTTCTTGTATTTCTACGCCCACCGAACTTAGCAGATAGAGGAAACGCACCACCAGGCCATGCAGTTACACTATCAACTTGTGAAAGAGGAGGTGGAGATTGTGGTACAGTATAACAAGGCATTTCTAATAAATACTAGTTAATATATTTTTATAGAACCTTATAAGTTATTTCAATAACCTATAAAGTATGTTAATTTTATTATTTAGTCTAAGGGTTGTGTATTTTTGCCAGCGTTTCTGCCAGCGTTTTTACATGCGAGGGAACCCAACAAGGTTCGCACCAAGGCCAAAGCCCGCACCCTGTCTGGCCGTTACGCCGATTGAGGGGACAACCGCGTCAAGAAGGGCGAAAACCGCAGCCGCGACGACAGCGAGTGTCGCGATCTCATCAAGAGGGAGCTGCTTCCGGGGAATGAAGATAGCAGCAACGGCAACGGCAAGGCCCTCAATTAGGTACTTTAGCGCACGATTAACAAACTCACCAACTGAGAAGTCCATGTGTCTCTTATACTTGGATCGCCGAAAAAAAGAGGGCGCGTAAAGAACTTCCAAAGAAAAATATTATTAGAAAGAAATGTCTAAGCCAGATGTTGAAGATTTTCTTACAGAGGATCCTGAGATCCCCAGCCAGCGTTTCGTACTTCTAAGCTTTTTGAGTCCTGAAAAGGTTCTTGCTCGGAAGGATTTGTTCTTTTTTGACGAGTTTCTTAAGGATTATGAAGTTGAGTGGAAGACTAAGAATCTTGAGAAGTTCCTTGCCGAACAAGTTAAGGTCATTAATGATCGTATTGACGAGCAGTACGTGAAGCTTACCGAGAAGAGTCTTACGGAAGAGGCCGAGGTAGTTCGCAAGAGCAAGATCCCTGTTGATACGGTTCTTACTGCCTACCAGGACTATGTCAAGGCGAATGCCAAGGAAGTCTCTCTTACGAAGATCAAGGATGCCTGGGACGAGTTCGAGTTCAAGAGAGGCAAGGAACTCGAGGACAAGTTCTATGCCAAGAATGAGTTCAAGACGACTGTTCGTGGTCTCAAGATTCGCGGTGTGTTTGGCTCACAAGAGGAGGCCGTTGCCAAGTCAAAGAAGCTCCAGCGCAATGATCCCATTCACAATATCTTTGTAGGTGAGATTGGCAAGTGGCTACCCTGGGATCCCAATCCTAAGGATATTGCCGAGCAGGAATATGCCGAGGATCAGCTCAACCAGCTCATGAAGGGCTACAAGAACAACGAGGAGTCGCGTGAGAAGTTCTATAGCGAGCACCCCAATCTTAAGAAGCAGGCTGATAAGAAGGTTGTTACTAGCATGGTTGAGGGCGATGTCTCAGCTACAAATGCTATTTTTAATGGACCAGCTGATCTTGCAATGGAGCGCAAGATGGCGGCTAAGGGCGTGGTTGCTGCTGTTGATGTATCAGGTGCTGCACAGTAATGTCTAGATCAAAAACCAATAAGAGATTGATTAATCTTCTATTAGTTTTATAATTAATGAATCCTTAGCTAATATCTACACCCTGTCTGTAGCCATCAGGAGTTCCCGTAGCCTTAGGATAAATAGATACGCACTTGCCAACATTACAGAAATAGCCCTCATCACATGGCTTCTCACCCTGAATACACTCAGAACCAAGGTCTTCAAATGCACTCACAATACTTCCTGGTGAAAAGAAGATCATTCCTAGTAAAAGAATAACCGCCAAAACAATCAATAACTTTGATAAACCAAACGCGGCCTTGCCTCTTGCCATTCTTTCTATTTAGATCAATTAAAATCAAATGTTCGGGTTGATCAAATGCTAATTTAGAATTTATGGCACAATATTCAAGCCTCTTTCTTTTAAAACGGGTATATTCAGCCCACGACAGAAACCATTCATACACTTCATATTTTCGCTGCAAGGAGGAAAATCAACACCACATTTGACGTTTGGAGAATCCTCTTTGGCATTCTCAAACATACCACCAACAAAGCCAGATCTTATTATAGGCAGACGCTGCTCAACTTCTAAATTAATTGAAATCAAAACAACTAATAGAAGTATAAATAAGCCAAGTGTAATCGGCCCACCGACCATATCCTAGCATAAGATCTGAATATTATTCAAGTTTTCTTACTTCAATAACTGGACCCTTAACACCCTTACGTTGATTCGGGTCGTAAAGATTAATATCTTCTTCCTCCTTATCACGGTAATAGTTCGCATTATGTTGCCAGAATCTAGGGTCTCCTATTCTAAATTCGCCGTGCATCGCAGCCTTGTACCAAAAGACTGCATCTTCGAGTTTATTACTCTGAGTATTATTTGTAATAACAAGACATTCGTAGTTCTGTGTGCATTGATCCATGATCTGGCAGAAGAACTCAAAGGTTGGGAAGACTGAGCCAAAATTCTCGTAAATTCGCTTACGATTGCTCGAATAAGGCTCTCTCATAATAAAGGCATAATCAACGTTTGTTCTCAACATTGGCGGAA